GTTTTTCCATACCGCCGGAAAATCTCGAAAAAATATTGGCCAAAGCAGATGATATGTCGGAGCTGGTTTTTGTAGTTGATACCACCATGTCTCGACCATTCTGGGACCATTTAAAAGTAACTTTGTCACCTTCAACGCTGGTTTTTACGCCAAATTCTTTCAGTCTTTCGAATTCTCCTGTGACTGCATCGGCAAAGGCTTCAACCGCCATATTCAATGGCTTGCCCATGCTGGATGCAGTATCTCCAAGCGTGGTGAGCCATTTGGTTCCATTCAGGCCATAGGCTTCCAGCTTTACAAATGCTTCGGTCACCTGGGCCAGCTCATAGGGTGTGTTTTTGGTAAAATCAGCAATCCAGTCCATGGATATTTTTGCTTTTTCGCTGGACCCGGTAATGGTTTCGAGCTGTGTGCTGAATCGTTCAAAATCCCTGGCCGTCTGCAAAAAACTTCCAGCGATCTGACCGATGCCATACCCTCCGGCCAAAGAAACAATAGCACCGTTCAAGGAAAAAACAGATTTTGTCACAGAAGCAATCTGTTTTTGCATAGAGGCAAATGCCTGGCCGGAGATATCTTTTGCCGCCAGGATGATTTCGAGTCGATTGTCCATTATATTCTCTGCCCTCCGAGCTTGAGCTTGAAATTCTGTTTAATATTCTTCAGGGCTTCGGGTCTGTGGACGTTCCAGAAGGGGGTGATGATGGGGCGGGATGGAGTCCTGAATGATTTTGTTGATTTTCTCAGGAAAAAAGGCGTGCTGCCGCCATCGACCTTGCCAAGACCTCCGCCTCTGTGAATGACAAATCGTCTTTGCTTTTCGGTAATGGGCCGGGTAAACCCTTCCTGCTGGAAAAAAGCGATCCTGCGCCATGATTTTGAAACCACATGGCCTTCTTTTATGCCTCTGCCAAAAGCAGCAGACTGTAAGGCCATTCTTGCATCGAACCCGGTTTCAGGTCCGACCCAACCCACCGCCATGACAAACGGGGATTGAGACGCAACTTGATAACGAATGCCCATGGCCAACCGGTTTAACGCTTTCCTTCCGGGTCTTTTTCCAGCCAGGCGCCGGGCAATAAACGAGAGCGGGGCAAACGGCATACCGCCGGGAGAACCGGAACGGATTTCTTTCTGAAGGATTCCTTTCAGCCGGTATCCTTCCACCCGGACAGCCGTATTCAAGGATTTTTCAGTTTCAATGGAGGCTTTTTTAATACCGGCCAGAACCTTTTCAACGCCCTGGACCGACACGCCCACGCCTTTATGTATCGCTTGTATTGACACTATCCAGGATGATCCTTTCGATTATTTTGATCTTGCGTTTATTTGCGGGACCGTATTCAATCCCCAGATCACGAGCTGCTTTTCTGACCTCTGAATAAACCAGGCCGATGATGCCCATGTCACCTGCCCGCCACTGGCTTTTTACTTCCTGCCAGATCCGCCATGCGTCATTGTTTATCTCCCAGAGTTCAGGAGGCTGACCGTATTCACAGGTGATACACTTAACCGGTTCTTTTTTACGGGCACCGCAGAGGTCACAATATTTTATTCTTTTGCGGTCTGTGTACCATCCGAGGTGCCCGGCAAGTTTTTTTCTTCTTCCGGGTCTCCATATGTTTCTTTTATGATGGCAGCCCAGACTTTCCTGGAATCGGGCAAGGGCCTATTCTCAAGATATTCCAGGTCTACCGGATCCAGGACAATTTCCAAGGGCCTGATCCTGGCAGCATTGGCTGTTTCCAGGGTGGGAATGCAGACGGCATAACCAAACCCGCAATCTGCCAGTTTTTTAACCTCAGCAACGGTCAAGGGCCTGACCGTTATGGTCCGGTCATCGAATTTAATTTCTCTCATTATAATCCTCCGGCATGGGCCACGGAATTTGTAAGCGCAACCTTTACACTGGTTGTATCTGCATTGTTGTCATAATATCCTCCCCATGGCAGAGCGACCGCAATTCCCTGCGGGCCTTCAATTCCGGGAGAGTTCCGGGAGTATTTTATTTCCGGAAACGTAATCTCCAGGGCAGAAGTGGCTGAATCTGTAAATGTCAGAATCAACGCAGATTCGGTTGAGGCGTTTGCTTTTTCAATCATGGTTGTGTTTTCGAACAACAGGTTCAGATTGCCTGACACATCCATTATGCCATCTGGCAGACTGCCCAGAACTCCGCCTCCACCAATGACATATTGACCCGTATCCAACCCGAAACCGATTTTTGCATCCACCATTTTACCATTGGCAAGGGTGCTCCCGCCTTCGGTGAGGGCCAGGTGACTGTTTTTCAGTCTTCCCAGCGATTGGGCAACCGCCGCACCATGAAAAGAAGCCGATGCAATAGTTTCCACAGCACCGACAATATCAAACGTCGCTACCAATTAGCCATGATCCCCGGCAGAAAAAGACATCCCGCCAACCTTGCAGCCGGTATACTGGAAATATTTTGCCGTTGACAGCTCTGTGAACTGATGCTCGATTGTGACAAATGGCCGGGCAGTGCCAGCCTTGAACGTATGTACATATGGACCGGCGCCAGTGGTTGTCGGTGTCCCGAAAGCAGCCTTCAGCCAGTACCAGAATGCGATTGAATCCACTGGAACAACCACAGAACCGGCAACTGAAATATTGCCGTCAAACGGCTCCACCGGGTTTGCATTTCCACGGAGGGTGGCAGCGGAATTCAAATTCCTTGAACTTTTAATGCCTGAACTATTAATTGGCAGGACAAACCCGGAGGTTGAAATGGTCTTAAATGCCGTCTCATATCCTAAAACGAGTTTTGCCCCGGCGCCTGTCTGTTGGGCCATGGTATTTACTCCTTATTCATACGGGTCTGACCCGATGAGTTTTTCTTGTGTCAATGTCAATTGCATGTGGGCGGAAACGTATGGGAACTGGTCAATGGTATCGTATTCAACGACAACCTCAGCCACATGCAGATCTGAGGGGATAGTGTCCAGGATCTCGGCCAGAACAAATTCTCTGAGTGTTTCAACATTTGTTCCGCCGGAAAAACTGATCACTTCTCCGATGGATTCCGGCTTTGCATTATCAAAAACCACGCATGAAATCCCGATGATATGGGATTTAACACCTGGGGCCAGGCCGGATGATTTCTGAACCGGGTACAGGATCACCATGGGGCAATCGGATTCACCCGGATCATTGCGGGGATCACAGTTTTCAAAAACGATGATTTTCCGGTCATATTCAATAGCTGCCCATGCGCTGATATCTGAAGAATTCGAAATCGATTCAGCAATATTGGACATAAGGGTGTTCATTTGCGCCATTTGTTAAACCGCTCCTCTTTTTGTATTCTCAAAATCCAGGTCAGATCATCTTCACCCAGAATAAAGGATTCTCCCGGCCCTGGATTGATGGTCCAGGCCGTTCCCTGGATGGTAATCACCTGCTGGTATTCGGGTGACGGCATATCTGATTTTTTTACAAGGATGGTCCCGTGAGAGGCCGGGACATCCTTTCCTTCAGAAAAATATTCCGGCACGGCCATGATATTGACCGAACCGGTGCCGTCGTTATACCCGACCACCTCGGCAAACTCATCCGTATTAAAAAATACGGGCAGGTCCAGGGCTGTTTGAGATTTAAAGGTCAACTGTCTTCTCTTTTCTGGCTTGAGGTTTAACAAGTTCCAGCTTTGTCAACAGTCCTTTTTCCGGAGCGATCCGGATGATCTCTCCGGCCTTGAAAGAGATGGTGGAGAGCACCGCATACATGCCGGGCTCTCCCTCTATCGCTCTGACCTTGTCCCGTCTCAGCTCTGCCTGTTTTTCGGTCAGCCCAACCGAGCCGTAATACAGCTCGATGGGGTCTGTTACTTTATATTCTTTCATGGCAACCTGCCTTTTACACCATGGTGACCAGACAGGCATTCTGCCAGTATCCGTAGCCTACGTTTCTCCAGGTATCGATACCGTACTGGTGCGCATCATTGTCAAACTCGAATTCAGATCCTTCACCCTTCACTTTCATGACCACGCCGGTTTCTTCCTGACGGATCAGGGATTTGATGGCAGCATCGGTCCGGAAAATGGCAAACTTACTCGCCCAGGTGGAACCCAGCCGTGCATTGACTGCAAAATCCAGCCGGAACTTATTTTGAAGGGCATTCAGGACTGTCTGTGTTTCAGCCACCTGCGCCGGGGTCTGGATGGCCTGCATGACCACATTCATGAGCGCCACCGGGCACATGACAAGAAACTGTGACGCGTCTTCATTCATGGGCTGCCCTTTATCGTCCAGGAACCCAACAATAGCCTGAATACCCGCCGCAATGGACGCCTGCATTTCTGCAACTGCCGGGAGAGTGATTGTGCCGTGGGTAGCTGCCGGATATCCGCTGATATCTGCGCTGATACTGTTGGACTGGGACCCGGAAGAGCCTTCGGCATGATCCGTGTCAAAATAGTATTGGCCGTCATAACAGGTGGCGGCTTCACCCCCCACAATCAGATCTGTCAACAGCTTGGCCCAGTGAGCATTTGCTCTTCTGGCCATTTCCTGGATTCTGACCGTAATCTGACCGGTTTTGTCACGTCTCAAATCTTTTTTGAGCAATTCCATGGTCGCTTCATAATGGACGTTCTTGATTTGCAGACTGTTTTCCTTGATGCCGTTCGTCTGCCGACCGCCCACCCATTCACGCATCATGGGACTCATGCCCAGCCAGGCATACTCTTCAATGCCCTGGTCAGAGGTAAAATAGTTTGACACACCGTTTATCCACGCTGCGCCTTCATCCTGGGCCAATGCTTTATAAAAAGACCCTACCACTTGCCGTTCTGTAATCAGGTTTGCACCCATGTTAAAATCTCCTTATCCTTCTGTTGCCCAGGTTCCATGTAATGACTCCACAAAAGGTCCATCTGCATGGCCCAATCGAAGTGTCGCAAAATCTCCCCTGCGTGCGGTTGCTTTGGTATTGATCAAATCCTTGTTGTCTGTGCCTGCGATGTTGGGTCCCATGATCTTGTCTGCTGCCACCGGATCAATGGAAATCTGAACCGTTCCGAAAGGCCCGACATTCAGGAAGCCACAGGTGATAGAAACTGCTGTTGCTGGAAGCGTGATAACAGAATCAACGGAAACGCAAAACAGCTTGCTGGAATCCTGGACATCCAGGGTCAATGTTGCTGCTGCCAGGGATTCACGGAACCAACCGGCCCATGGATCTTTGAGTTGGGCGACATCGAACTCCACCACCACATATCCGGATGACTCGAACCGACGGACAAAACCGACGAAAACGGCACTGGCCGGATTAAAGGTAAAGGCATTGTCATCGGTTGCATACACTGG